AAGGCTATAGTAACAACTAGCCTTGACGATCCAACTATTCAAATATGGATAGATGCGGCGAATTCAATAGTTAATGCAAACTCTGATTGTATTGGCGGTGATGAAGCTTTATTAACTCAGGTTGAATTATATTTATCGGCTCATTTTGTCGGTATGCTTGATCCTGAAATACGTGGTTTTGTTACCAAAGAAAAACTTGAAGTATTTGAAACAACTTATTCAAACCCTGTAACACTAGCAAACAATATAGATAATACGCCATACGGCACAACAGCAAACATGCTTTCTAATGGTTGTCTTGCTAACACTTCTGATAAATCAGCTGAAGTTTGTTTTTTTTGATAAGGGCTAATAAATGGCTTTCGATTACACAAAAGCAAGAGCAACAGCAAAAAAAATCATTTCTAAATTTGGTCAACCTTCTTCACTAGTAAAAAAAGGCACGACAGGCGGATATGGTGTAGGCGGAAATATTGAAGCTGATGCCCCTGATATAACCATTGATGGAATAATTACACCTTTAGTTAGTTATAAAACTAATGAAATAGATGGTGAATCAATAATTATTGGTGATGCTTGGGCTTTCTTCTACACTGAAAGCATTGTTGATATTGAGGTTGATATGCAAGCAACTATTAATGGTCAAACATTTAGCGTTAAGGGTATCAAAAGGCTATCTTCAGTTGATGATATTAACCTTTATACTCGTTTGCAGTTCAGAAAGTAATGGCTAGTCAATGGTCGAAAATATCAACCAAGAATAAGCGTAAAATGCTTGGTGCTGTTAAGCGAACAACTAAAAGCATTGGTAAAGATATTATTAAAGGTTCGCCCATTGATACTAGGCAATTTATAGAAAGCTGGAATTCTTCGTTGAACGTTCCTGATTTATCTATTGGTGGAAGTGCTAACGCTGGATTGTTGCCAGTTGTTAATAAAATGAAGATAGGTGATGTTTTTTATTTTACTAACAATCAACCTTATGCTTTACGCTTAGAATTTGGATGGTCTGATCAAGCACCTAACGGAATGGTTAGATTAGCGGTTGCTAAGTTTCCTTTTACCGTTGCTAAAATAACAACTGAATTTATAAATAGGCCAGTGATACCAACATGATTAATAAATTTAATATTTCTAAAGCTCTTTTTGATAAGGCTGAACAAGTTTCAACTGATAATTCTTATTTGTTGATCGCTGAAGGGCAAAAGCACGAATCAGATCCTAATGAAACCTATATTGAAGAAAAGGTTTTATATGGTAGTGATGATAGTGTTGGCCTTAGTGATGATTCAAGTGATATTCAAATTGGCATTTATCAGATTAACGTTAACACTCCGCAAGCTGAAAAAGGTGGTAAATGGGCTGGTCTTGAAATTGCTGGCGTTTATCAGTCTGAATTCAGTAAAGGGTTAACATTATCTTTTGGTGGTCAAAGCTTGCGTATTAAGAACGCTTCAGTGATACCAATGGCACAAAGTAAAACACATTACATTCATATATTAAGTATTGTTTATAGTGTGAATAACTAGGTTTTAACACTTCGGTTAATTAGTGTTACTATGAAAGCCGGATGAAATTTTTATTTAATTAAATAAGGAATACAATTATGAGTTCTCGTACTTCGGCAGGTACTACCATATCAATTGGTGTTGCCCCTGCTACATATGATCCGGCTGGCTTTGCTGCTGTATCTTACGATGTTATTGGTGAAATAACTGATGCTGGTGAATATGGCAAGGTTTACAACCTTGTAACACATAACCCACTAGCAGATCGTAAGACAGTAAAAAAGAAAGGTTCTTACAATAACGGCTCTGTAACTTTACAGATTGCACAAGATGAAGATGATGCTGGACAACAAGCCGCATTAGCCGCTTCTGATTCTGATGATAGCTTTAGTATTAGAGTTGTTAAACAGAATGGTGCTATTGATTACTTCACTTCTCAAGTAATGTCTTTCACTGATGCTATCGGTGGTGTTGATTCTATTGAAGGCGGTTCAATTCAATTAGAAATCGACAATGATATTGTTAAAGTTGCCGCACCATAATAAAGGGGTAAAAATCTCATGGCAGAAATAGCAAAAACCTCAGTTACAGGTTCAGGCCAAAAGGCCGTAACAGTAACCACATTAGGCGCTTCAGATACACTTGATTTTAAAAAGAACGTTAATTCAACGCTTATTTTAAATAACGTGACAGCTGGCGCTTTAACTCCATTGATTGTTGGCGCTGATGCTACAACGTTTCCGGCTGCTGGTTTGGGTAATGTTGACGTTTCAGGCGGCTATCAAATGACTTCAATTGCTGCTGGTGAAACTGTTGCTTTACCTCTTGATAGTATTTCAGGATATTTAAAAGGCGTGATCACTGTTACTGGTGGTGATGCAATTGAAGCGCAATTATTAGAATACGCTTAATATTTTAATAGTCGCATTAAAAAGCCGCTTTAATTATTAGCGGCTTTTTTGTTTCTGGTTATTATTGTTTAAGGCAAAGCTTTATATATTTCAGCTTGAATTGGCTTATTGCCCTTTTATACTTTTCATTTTCTTCTTCATACTTTCGTTTTTCATCGGCCTTGATGATTTTATTTTTTGCATTGATAGCATTAGCTAAATGTTTAAATCCGCTATACCTTGGCACTTCATAAGCATCAAAAACAATATCTTCATCTTCCTTATATAGTGCAAGCGTTTTAAATATATCTTCTTGTGCTTGCCGCTTAATCATTATTTCAGCTGCTTTTTCACCAATGCGTTTGCATTCCGTTTGCAATGCGTTCGCATTAAAACTTAAACTTAATAGTATAAAAATTAAATATTTCATGGTAATCATCCTTTGTTAGAGTCTATTTATTATAAGTTAAGTAATGCTATAATCAAATTTCGGCTGAGATAGGATCGCGCATCCGAAAGGCGGATTCATCCACCGCTTTCAAAGCCGTTCAATTTTTGGATGAATAATGCGAGGCATGAATTATGGATTTATCAAAATTAGATTTATCAAAAAAAGCAAATGAAGGCTCTGTTCTTAATTTGGTTTACCCTGCTGATTATACTGATCCTGAAACGGGTAAAGAGTATGAAAAAGGCGATCCGATTACTGACGAAAAAGGCAAAGAGCCAAAACAGTTTTTTGTTCGTTTGCTTGGTACTGATTCTGATCAGTATCGTAAACTTTCAAACAGAAGTCTTGAAAAGTCATTTAACAGCCGCGACAAGAAAAAGAAAGTTGATATTGAATCAACTCAACGTGAAGTTGCTGAAAAATTTGCCAAGTGTACAACTGAATGCTATTTCATTGAAAACGGCAAAGAAGTTGAATGTACTACAAGTGAAATCACAAGGCTTTACTTGCAATACTCTTGGATAAAAGAACAAGTTGATGAATTTATCAATGACCGTTCAAATTTTACCAAGGGTTAAGTGAACAACTTAGCCTTTATGCAAAACAATTGGCGTGGCTTCATTCCGCGCCAAAACAAAATGATAAAGACGAAAACCCAAAAAGCCGATTAAAAACACTACCTGAAGATCATGCTTCAAGAAAATTACCTGAAGCTGACGAACACATGAAAAAGTGTTTTGAATTACTCGGCTTTTGTTTAAGTGGTTCAATGGGTGCAATACCTTTAACGTGGTCTGAAATAGATTCATTTACAAAGCGTTCAGGTTATCAACTTAACGGCTGGCAAGCTGAACATATAATTAAAATGAGTTGTGATTATTGTTATATGCTGTCTAAAGCTAGAAAGCTTGGTTATCCTTCACCATATCAAGAAGGTTATGATGATGAAGATGAAAAGCAAAAAATGCGTGATAGAGTTGCTAAACAATGGGAATCATTCAGTGATAACGTGAAGGTAAAATAAAAGGGCTTAACCGCCCTTTTTTATTGCTTGTAATCTTATTGTTACTTTCGTTTTATACTCCCCTGAATAATGCCTTATTCCACTAGTACAATCAGCACCGCGCATAACGTAACGCTTACCCATTATATTAATAACTTCAGCTTCGTTATATTGCTTAACTAATGCTTCAACTTCTTCAGGTCGCATTGTTAAAGTTATTTCTTCAACTTCACCTTTGATCATACTTGATATTCCCCATTTTCATCTTTTAAAAAATGTAGTTTTATTAACTTATAGTTTGATGGTAGTGAGGTTGGGGTTACTTTTTTTTCTGTTATCATTTCAAATCCAAAAGGGCTTGAAATTGTGGCGATACCAACACAAATATCTTTTTCATATTTAACAAACCCCTGAAGCCCGTAATATTTTAGCTCTGTAACTTCATAACGGTTGAATATTCCGGTTTTTTCAATTTTTGTGCTTATGGTTTGTTGAATTTCTACAGGTTTTTTTTCTTCACTCTTAAAGCAAAGCAAAAAAATAACAATGATTAAAACAGCTAAAACAATAAAGTTTTCCATAATTATTCCTTATCTAATTTAAGATGCTTACAACGAGCTTCACAAAGCAAGTAATTAGCATCAAGTTCATGTTGTGAATATTGAACCCCAAATTCACCGTTTAATTGTGGCGTAAGATAAGCACCTTCTTTGAAATCTTCTGAAGTGGCTATAAATATAAATTTTTCATCAAGCCATGATTCAGTTTGATTAAATTCTTTCACGCTGGAAAATGTTTTCAGTACAACCTGATCACCTGATAGTAATGTTGTGAATACTTTCATTTATCTTCCTTACTTAAAAGTTTGTTAGCTATCCTAATTAATGCTGATCTCAAAGGTTCGCATTGTTTAAGCGCCGTTTTATGAACTAACTTAGATTTGAATTTTTTATAAACATCACTAGCTTGTTCTGGGGTGTCAAAATAACCCAAGTGTTTAGGTTTTCCGCTTACACTACATCTAGATCTATATTTTCCATTATCATGAAATGTTACGCCTTGAGGGTAATTTCCTCTTGATTTTGCGCTATCAGTCAATAAGGTGTTTATTTCTTGGGTTACAAAAATACAAGTCTCAGGAGAATAAACTTTATTACCATGAATTAAAATATCCTTATCAAGATGCTTTCCTTGCCAATCTTGCTTAATCATCCATGCTTTGAAATTAGAGAAAGTTAACCATTCATCACAAACTGAGCAATCTTTATAGCTAGGCTTTTTCAATACATACTTAGGGCAATAACACCTTGTTATCATATTTCGCCATCTAATATAATAAGGGCATTTAGTGTATTCACTAGATGAAGAAATTACATAATCACTATCATCAATAGCAACTTTAAGTATTAATTTCATTTTTTCACACCCTTATCTTTGATATTTAATCTTCTTTGGTATTGACCATGTTTGTCACAACAATAAAGCGCCCTTTTCCCACCGTAAAAGGACTTGTTACACTTAATATAAGCGCATTTTTTTTTCGTTGCTGCCATTGTTTTCTCCTTGTAATTATTTACCTGATTGTAAGTCAATTCTCGTACAAGTCAAGGTTCTTTATGAAATAGTTAATAGGTGCTAGAATGGGTTAACAACAACTTCATTTTCTCAAATTAGGTTTTCTATCATGAGCGATATAGCGAAGCTTGGCTTTTCTGTAGATACAACAAGTTTAAAAAAAGGCGAAAAGGCGTTAAATGACTTTGCCAAAACAGGAGAAAACACAGAAAAGAGAAATCATAAGTCAAAAGAGAAAATGAAAGATGATTATGAAGATCTTGGTGATGCTATAGGCAAAACAACTGCCCAACAAATTAAAGCAGAAAAAGCGATGGCTCAATTCAGTCGCAGATCGGGGCAGGCAGGGATCCAATTTCAACAATTTATCGGACAAGTTCAAGGCGGTCAAGGCGTTATGTTAGCCTTATCACAACAATCAGCTGATTTAGGCTTTGTTCTTGGCGCTCCTTTAATTGGTGCTATCGCTGGTATTAGTGCCTCATTGATTGGCCTGTTAATTCCTAATCTTATTGATACCACTTCAGCCATGGAAGATTTAGATAAAGCCATGGCACAAATAAACAAAACCGCAACTGATGTTGATGGTATTAAAGCATTTACCAAAGAAATTGCCGCCATTGCTGAAGAAAGTGAAAAGGCCGGAAGATTAATGATTTTAGCGGCTGAACAAAGTGCAAGGGATGCCGGACGCGCCGCCGCTGAAGGTATTGGTGAAGAATTTAATGATGCTTTTGATGTTGCCTTTTTTCAAACCAGCTTTGATGCCTTGAAAACTATTGCTGGTACTGCTGGCGGTACTGGCTTCACTATATCAGCTGAATACCGTGAACTAGGTGAACAATTTGGTTTAACTGGTGTTGCTGCAAGGGAAGCCGGAATTGATGTTTTAGTTTCGTTGCGTGAAATGGAAATTGCCGTTGGTGCTGGCCTTCCTGATGCTGGTGATAAAATTGTTGCCTTTCAAGAAAAGCTTGCTGAACTGGCTGAAACTTCTTCTGGTGAAAATAAGACTAAATTATTAACGTTCGTAAATTCAATTTCTGAATATGTTGATAAAGCTAAATTAGCGGCTGAAATGTCTGAACTATTCAATAACACCTTGAAGGAAACTGATCTTGATCTTGTCACTGAAGAAAGTATTAAACTAAATTCAGCTGTTGAAGGTGTTGCTAGTAGCTTAGAAGCTCAGATTATCGCCTTACGTGATGGTGAAGATGCTGCTATTAGTTGGAGCATTGCACAGCGTTTAGGGCTTGAAAGTGTTGAAGAAATACCTGAAGCAATCAAGTTGCAGATAGCACAAATTAAAGCGTTAAAACTTGAGCGTGAAGAAGATCTTGAATTACTAAAAGAAATCCGTGAAAACGATAAAGCACTAGCGGCACAACAGAAAAAAGAAGCAAGTGATGCTGAAAAGCGAAGAAAAAAACAAGAACGTGATTTTGATAAATTAACTAAACAGATTGAAGGTTTTGGTGGTGCTTGGACTAAAACCGGATCAGTTATAGTTGATGCTTTTGGTGATATTTCTGATGCCATGAATAACTATATGGATCAGATCAGTGAAATTGAATCTAATGAAAAAGCTCTTGCCGAATTCAGAAAAGAAAAAGGTGAAGATAATGCTGAAGTTATCGCCCTTCAGCAAAAACTTGAAGAAGATCGTGTTAGTGCTGAATTAAGTGGAATGAAATCAGTTGCTAAAGCTGGTGAAGCTTTGTTTGCAGAAAAAACGGCGGCGGCTAAAGCATTTGCCGCATTAAATAAAATAATTACTGTTGCTGAAATCGCCCTTTCATTTCAAAAAATGGCAGTTGGAACAACTGAAGCTGGTGTTCATGTTGCCAATGAAACAACTAAACAAGGCGCTAACGCCTTAACAGCTATCACTTCAGCCTTTGCCGCACCTTTCCCAATTAACTTTGTTGCTGGTGCTGCAATGATTGGCATTATGGCTAGTTTACTTGGTGGTTCGTTTGGTGGTGGTAGTGGCTCGGTTGATATGACTGAACAGCGACAAGAGACACAAGGAACAGGAACGGTTTTAGGTAGTGATGATAAATCACAATCAATCCTTGAATCACAAGAACGTTTTGAAGATTTATCTATTGATCAATTAGCTGAATTGCGTGGAATTAAAACTTCAATTGATTCAATGGTTCTTGGCATTCAAAAACTAACAGGTTCAATTGTTGTTAGTGGTGTTGGTGAATTTGCTGGCGAAACTGGCGAAATATCAAGATCATTTGCTGGCTTCAGTAGCACTAAGAAAAAGATACTTGATCAGGGTATTAGTTTTATTGGTCAATCTTTAGGTTCAATTATTGAGGGCGGAATATTACAAGCTCAAGCTTTCTTTGATATTGAAACAACGAAGAAAAGCTTTTTTGGCCTGAAAAAGAAAGTTAGAACTAGAACAGAATTTCAAGATATTGATACAGCCATCCAACAAGAAATGGCGGCTATTTTTGGTCACATAGGAGATACAGTTTTAGAATCTGCTAGGTTGCTTGGTTTTGAAACCGTTACCATTATGCAACAAAGCTTTACTGGTTCTGATTTTTTAAACAACCTTGATGAAATGGATATTTCAGAATTAAAGCGTTTTATGGGTGGTCGATTTGGTGAAGCGTTTGGTTCTGTATTTACTGAAGTTGAAGTTGGTCTTGAAGAAGCCCTTTCACAATTCCAAATTAATATTGGCAAAGTTAGCCTTGAAGGTTTAAGTGGTGAAGAAATTGAAGCTGAACTTCAGGCTGTTTTCAGTCAACAAGCCGATCTTATCGCTGAATTCTTAGTTCCAAGCATTGCGGAATATCAACAAGTAGGTGAAGGCTTATTTGATACCTTAACGCGAGTAACTAAAGAACAGGTTGTTTTCAATGATAACATTGCAAAAATGGGCTTTGACTTATCTGAATTATCAAACGTTATTCAAATTGATATTGCACAATCAATAATTCAGTTAACAGGTGGTCTTGAAAACTTTTCTGATTTAACAACTTCATTCTTTGAAAATTTCTTTAGTGAAGCTGAACAACTTGCATTCTTAGAGAATTCATTAACAGAAGCTTTTGAATCACTTGGTTTATCAATTGTTACTAGCCGTGAAGAATTCAAAGCATTAGTTGAAGGAATTGATATAACCACTGAAGAAGGGCAAGAATTATTAGCCGCATTACTTGAAATTAATCCGGCGTTAAGTGATTACATCGAAGAATTAGAACGTGTTGAAGCTAAACGCGTTGATATGACCATTGAATTATTGAGACTTCAAGGCAAGGCTGAAGAAGCTCTTGCCATGGAAAGACAGCTTGAACTTGAAGCTTTAGATGAATCATTAAGGGCGCTTCAATTATTGATATTCGCTGAAGAAGATCGTATTGCCTTATTAAAAGAACAGGAAGATGCAATTAGAAGTTCTTTTTCTATGCTGGAACAAGCAATTAATTTAGAAAAACAACGGGCGCAAGCTTCGTTAGATGCCGCTTCAGCTGCTCATACTGCCGAACTAGATAGAATTGATGGCCTAAGAAGTGAATTAGAAGCTGAAAATGCTTTAAGACAAGGCAACTTGGCAACCGCTGAAAATGCTTTGAATAAGGCGTTCGATAGTGAAATGAAGCGTATTCAAGATGGTGCAAGTGCTGAAATTGCTTTAATACAAAGAAATTCAAACGAAAGAGTTAATAGTTTAAATAGCGAAAAGAACGCTATAAAAGCAACAGCAACTTCAATGAAGTCTCTTGTTAATACAATTAATTCATCATTAGGTTTAAGTGGAAGTTCTAATTTAATTGCAGCCTTGGCAAGTGCTAGAAGTGGTGATTTTTCAAAAGCTAAAGCATTAGATATATCAGGATTAACAAAGCTTGATCCAAGTGAATTTTCTAGTGCTGAAGAACTCGCTGTTCAAGAAGCATTAAATAAGAATAGATTAAAAGCAATTGGCGATCTTGCACAAACTGAATTAACAAGTGCTGAAGCAATGCTTGCCGCCATTGATAGACAAGTTGAAGCAACTAAATCAAGCACTGAAAGACAAGTTCAGGCAATACAAGAAGAGGCTGATTTACAGGTTAAAGAGCTTCAAGAACAACTTAATGCTTTACTTGGTATTGATGATAGCGTTCTTGGCATTGATGAAGCCATAAAGCAATTTCAGGACGCACAGAAAGCAATTGATGAATTAGGTTATGAACAAGAAGTTGAACGCCTTGATATGTTGGTTCAAAGTGCTAATGATGTTTTTGCCTTACATGAACAAGCCTATGCTGATGAACTTGAACGCCTTGATGCTATCCTTGTTGATAATGAAGAACTGTTGAATGCGGCCTTGGGTATTGATGCAAGTGTTTTATCTGTTGCTGAAGCAATAGCCGCACTAAACGCTTCAATTTCAGCATTAGGTTCATCAAGCAATTCAGAAACAACAAACCCTGTTGTAAATCCATTTGCACCAGTTGACGATCAGAATATACCAGTTGCACCGCCAAAAGGTCTTATCTTTATTGATGATCCAAAGCCAAGCCCTGAACAAGAAGAAATAAAAGAAGAGTTGCGGAAAACGCGTGAAGATAATGTTATGTTCCAACGTGAATTAATTAAAAACACTAAACAAACCGCTAGGATTTTACAGCGTTTTGAATTGGATGGTTTAGATACAAGGCAGATCCCATAATGAGAGTTGTTAAACCTATTGAAGTTACTGATGCAAAATTTACTTCTTCAACGATACCTGAACCGGATGCTTCAGTTGGTGAAATTGAATGGTCTGCTGGTTCTTATAATACAGGTGATAGAAGAATAAAATCTTCAACGCATCGTGTTTATGAAGTTACTGCCGATCCAAGTACAACTGACGATCCTGAAGTTGGCGTTCTTAAAGATCCGCCAACTTGGGTTGATGTTGCTCCAACTAATAAATGGGCTATGTTTGATGCCGTTAACAGTACGCAATCAGAAGAAACAACACAGTTAATAGTTGAAATAACTAACGGGCAAACGGTTAATTCTGTTGCAGGGTTTTCTATAGAAGGCGCAACGGCTATAAACGTAACAGTAACCGATCCGACTGAAGGCGAAGTTTACAATACTGATATTGATATGGTTGATAATTCAGCTGTTGCAGATTGGTATTATTACTTTTTTGCTCAAATAGTTCAGATTAGTCAATTTGCCTTGTTAGATCTTCCGGCTTATCCGGCGGCAACAATAAAAATAACTGTTGATGGTGGTGATATAAAAGTTGGAAGTTTTGTTCTTGGCAATCAACTTGATTTAGGTATTGCTAATTATGGAACTAGCGTTCAACTCCTTGATTTTTCTAAGAAAGAAACAGATAATTTTGGTAATATAGTTGTTACTCAAGGAAGAACGAGCAAGTTAGTTGATTTTGATGTTACAATCGACAAAGAAAAAGTTAATTATGTTTTTGGTGTTCTATCTTCAATAACAACAATACCTAGTGTTTGGGTTGGTGATGATGGTTCAAACGATCCAACTTTGGTTTTTGGATATTATAGAGATTATCAAAATAATATTTCATCACCAACGATAACGGATGCAACAATTCAAGTAGAAGGATTAGTTTAATGGCTGCTCCAACAATTCCCGTTTATACGGGTACAGTTCCAAACAGAAACCAATCAGCCAATGACTTTGCTGATAATGCTGATGATTGGCTTGCTTATCAAGCGCCACTAGCAACTGATTATAATAATTTAGCAACTTATTTAGATAACTTGGCTGCTGATGTTGATGCTGATGCTATCGCGGCGGCGGCAAGTGCGACGGCAGCCGCTTCGAGTGAATCAATTGCTTTATCAAGCGCAAATTTTAAAGGTAATTGGTCTGACTTAACCGGAACTTTAAATATTCCATCCTCTGCTTATCATAAAGGTGTAACTTGGCAATTGTTAAACGATTTAGCTGATGTTACGTTAAGTGAACCAAGCGTCACTTCTGATTGGGCTGTTATAGACAACTCAACCAAAATAACAAATAACACAACACTTCATTTTTATAGGAATCGTTAATCATGGCTGCACAAAAATTTGAACAATTAGGAGCGGTTGTAATACCTGCAACATCAACATTAACACTTGTTTATAAGTGTCCAGCAAGCAGAAAAGCCGATATTAATTTAAATATAGCAAATAGTGATGATGTTGATACACAAGTAAAAATAGTTCATATTAAGAATGACACTATTGCAAATGTAGCGGCTGAAGATTACGTTCTTGGTGGTGCTTCAGCTGGACTTCCTACAGGATCTTTAGCTAGCAACTTAGCTCCAATTGAAAAAACTGGAATTGCAATGAGTGCCGGTGATGAAATAGGGGTGTGGTCTAATAACTCCGCTTTAGCCGCACAAGTCAACGGTATAGAAGAGGACGCATAACATGAGTTTTAATATCCCTTTCAAATCTGGCGGTGGTGGTTTTGTCACTAAATTTGCTAGCCCTCTTATTATTGTATCTTCAGGAGCTACAGGAACGTTTGTTACATTAACACCACCAGCAGGGCAAAAAGTAAGAGTTAACGCTCTTGCAGGATCCGCACGGCAAACAAATTTAACAACTATAGATATAGGTGGCATTACTGCCGTTAGTGCCGTAAACTTGGAAGGTGAAAATTTACAGCCAAATACTGCAAACGAGTTTAAGATCAGTTTTAACGGCGCTTTGCATAACTATATTGAAGGTGGAATTGACGAGGTTATTGAGTTTAAGACAGATGTAGCAACATCTTCAAACACTATTTACGCATATCAATTCGGGGTATAAAATGCAAAAATTAATAAATGATGAATGGGTTGATTGCTCTGAAAATGATTTAGTTAATGGTGATCAATTTCGAATCTCTGTAGGTGGCGGCGGATGGCAACAGCAAACATATTTAGAACCTTTAGAACCTTTAGAGCCTATAATTGTTACCGTTGACTTGTCCGAAGAACAATGTAAGTTAGGAACAGAAGTTCATTATACAATTACATTCAGCCAACCAATAACAGTGCCTTTTGTTGTGCCAATTTCAGTTTCAGATCGCAATGGAAACCATATAACAAATATTGGTTGTAATGTTGTTAATGGTGTTGCAACAGGTTCTTTTACAATGGCTGTTGCTGGTGATTTTACGGTTACTGATGAAGCGATCAATTATCATCACACTGTTATCACAGCGCCACTTGAATTAGCTGAACAACCATGGCTAAGAGTTTATCAATAACTAAGGAAATATCATGGCAAATCATGTACCGCCAGCACTAGCAAAGAAACTGACTGTATATGGCAAAACTGTTGCTATATGGGTTCAAAATATATTTGATGGCAACGATAGCATCAAGGCCACTTATGAAGATAATGGTACTTGGCATTTTTTAGCGCAACCTGATTATTATGTTGCTAATTTAAGTGATAAGGCTAAAACAGATGAATATTTTGATGAAGCCCTTCAAGAAATTAATACAGCAATTGAAACGGCTCTTAAACCTAAAGATGGTGGTGACGAACCAGAAAACGGAAGTGAAAGAATTGAATGGCTATTAGGTCAGTTGATTGTTACTAATAATGTTGTCACAAAAGGTTAAGTAAACTATAGTTGAATTGTTTCATGTTTGAAGGGATTCAGATTAAGCCGCTAAAGTTCTAAACATCTTTAGCGGCATTTTTTTATTCTAGGCCAACATAAACACCATTAATAATATCTATCACATGCTGATCACAACAAGCAATCCCACACAATCCGCCTTTTGATTTAACATCATTCAAGCGTTCAAGCTGTTCTTCACTTGCTCCATAATTCTTAGATTCAAAGGCTTCAACATCTTTGAATTCAATCATTACTATTTGGCCTTTTTTGTTATATCCGGTTGTATCGCCCCAACCTTTACAAGCTAAGTTCATCCAGCCACCACGAACTTTAACTTTTCCGGCTTGGGTTCTTGTTAATTCAACGCCAACCAATAAGGCGCAATCAATACCTTCACGCTGAATAACGTTTTCACTCTTTTTTCGCTGGCTAGGTGTAAACATATAATTGTTCATGCTGATGTACTCATAATTGCACTATGAACTTCAATATCCGGTACAATATAGCCTTCTTCTTTCATTCGTTGATACATCGTATTAAATAAACTTCTTTGTGTTCCAAATCGGCTTACAAAGGCTTTCTTGCATTTACCAACATGAAATTCATGATTAACATTAGGATCATGCAATTCAAATGGAACAGGCAAAATAAACCAATGGCCTATATGAACCTTATTTTGTTTCGCTGATCGGCCTAATACATGGTGACGTTGAATAGGATGAAATGAATATTCATCACCGTAAAGCCTATGTAAATTATTAACTGACCAATCCGTTATACTTTCCATCCATTTTTTTTGTGCTGAATTCGCTGGTTTGTTAGCCATAATATCTTTATTCCTCGCATTAATTTTATATTGATGATGGATTTTACTTGTTAGGTGAAAGCCATCACATTGATCGCATTTGTAAGCCCGTAACTTATAACCTTTGCTTCTGAGAAAACGAGCGCGTTTTTTAGCTCCCCTTCTTGTGTGATAATTTACTTTTTTAGAACAGCCTTCTTTGGTTGTCATTTTTGAACCTTAACAACTGGCTTTATTACTCTTCCGGCTGGCATTGTTACCCATTCAGCAAAAGGTTCTTTTATTGGATAGCAAACTATTGTAAAGCTTCCTTTTGGTTGTTTTGGTCTGATAAGTTGCTTGTATCGCTTACCCTTCCAATAAAATTGTGTTTCATAAGGTATTTCTTTTAATAAAACTTTCTTTTTGCCAAAACCACACTTAAAACAAAAAACTTTCTTTCCATAGCTAAACTTAAAATCTCCGGTTGTTATTAATTTATTACATTTTGAGCAATCACAAGTAATACCAGATTTAACTAACATATAGCCGCCTTATCTCATTGATTTGTATTTATTCAGATAATCCTTGAATTTTTGTTGTTCAGAAATATCAAGGCTATTTAGTACAGAAGTAACTTTTGCCCTTGTTATTATTCTTTTCTTCATGTTGTGGATCAGAAGCGCCGCTTGGCGTTGAAGCTCAATATCTCGGCGTTCCTGATCTGATAGAAGTGAAAGGTTATAACTTTTCATCTACAATCCAAACTTTCACACAAGGTACTTCTGAAGGCTTGCAAGGTATCATATCAATTGCTTCATTCAACCTTGTTAAATATCGGCCTTTATGTTTTGGGTTAACAATTAAAACAATTCCGGTCTTCTTTCCGGTTCTGGCTGAATAATAAAGTGCTTGGCCTAATGATTCAGCCCATTTACGGGAATAATCATATTCAATAGCATGAATATTGGTTAAGCAATCAACTCTTGTTTTATCCGGTAAAACATATTCAATTTTACCTTTGCAAAAGTGGTTTACATAATCCGCTTCATGCCATTTTTCAACGGCTAATGACTGAAACGAAACTAACAGTAAAATTAATAAATACTTCATGGTTTTTCCTTAATAAAAAAGGGTTACTTCATCCGGCGTTATAAACCGTCATAGCCAAGTTGCTCAAGTCTGATACCGTTTAAATGACTTTTCACCCAAAACTTTAATTAAAACTTCTTGCCATCATCTTTCAAACGAGCTTCTTTTGAATGGTCTTTTCGTGTTTGGTTGTACTGAAGCTTTTCAATAACAGCACCACCAAGATCAAAACCATGAGCGCCAGCATAATCAAATATTCTGATCAAAGTGTCGGCAAGTTCCACTTCTTCCATTTTTCTATGTGGAAGGTGATCATCCATTAAGTTCTTTCTAGCACCTTCCATAGCTTCAGAAATTTCAGAGTGAATTAAACAAATCATTTCGCCTTTATTTCGTTCAACCTTTTCACCGGATTTAGGATCATGCCACCAGCCACTTTCAACGGCTAGGCCATGGCAAAGGATAGACAAACCATTAACCGCCTGTTTTGTCATTTCTGTTGTTGATTCTTCAGATATTGCTTTTTGAAATGTTTTCATTGTTTTTCCTTACTTGGTTGATTGATTGGCAACAATTGCCATTTTTTATAAATATCTTTATGTATTTAATTCTTCTGGTTCGTTGTTTTCAAAGCCGTTGCAACTTTCTGAGCATCCACCGCTTTCTTCGTTGCAGATCTTAGGGTTAAACTCGCTAACTTTAAATGTTTCTATTAATTCACGAGTGTTTTTATATCCTCTAAATCTTTTCCTGTATTTTACTTTTCCGTTAGGTAGTATTTGCGGTTTAATGTGCGTGTATTGGTTATCTAAGTAAGCAGTGAAATTAAATACTTTTGGCGTTTCTTTATAAACCAAAGCTAATTTTTTATTGCTCTTTTTGTGACAGTCAACACAATTGCCTTGATATTCAGGTATGTCTAAATCAAAAGGCATATCCTCCCAGTAATCCAATACATCTAACTTATCGCATTTTAAGTTAAACCATCTTCGGCATGTACTCCAAGGAACTATCTCAGCAAGCGGATAAACTTTCTTTTGCTTGCCGTTTTTATTGCCGCCAAGCCTAGCTGGTTCATCTTCCCTAATGCCTATAAATGTTTCATAAGTCGCTTCTACCAATTTACCCTTTACAATATGGCCTTTCTTCTGTCCTAGCGACTCCATAAAGCTCATAATAGGATTTTCTTTTAACTCCCTAGTACAATGTAAAAAATTTCCGTTCGGCAATCCGTATTTGGCAACCACAGCATCAAAAACTTCACCATCACGACAGGCAGTTTCAAAATTAACCACTTTATGAGAGCATGGTAATCGACCATCATGAACAACGGATTCAAGCCATATAACCCTATGTCCGTATAGCTTTTGCCACCTCCAACAGCACTTATCAATAAATTCTAGTGTTTTTTCATGCTCTCGACTTGTGTTGGCGAATGTGATAACAAAAATGGTGTCAGGGAAATAACCTTTTGACCACAATAATAATATCATTTCAACCATGTAAGCTGATGTTCTTCCGCCACTGAATAATAAATTAACTGTTTTCATTATCATCACCTCTTAAACCATAGTAAATATCCAGTGCAGCATCATAATAATCATGGTTTTTATTTACTATTTTATATCCAATAAATTCTGTTCTTATTGTATAGCCCCTAGAATCAGTTATATCTTCGTGTAACTTTACGATCACACTATCAACATCATCGTCATTTATTTCTACTACTGAAAATTTATAACCGCTGAATAATTTTTCCATTTCATTTCACTTATTGCTTTGTTATTGATAAAACAATACTAGATTAAAGATAGTGAGAAGTAAAGCTTAATTTAACTTAAATCAAGAATAAGTTAACATCTTTAGTGCAGCATCTTCAGCTTCAGCTTCATTTTCAAAGTGTCTTGATAATACAAAACGCCATAAAACATTAAATAAAGCTTTGTAAAGCTCACGAAATTGATGTTCATCCATGGAAGCAAAGGATATTGAACGAGCGTATTTTTTTACACCTACAGGTGTTTTTACTTCGTCAAAATATCCGGCGGCAATAGTCATTTCTTCACGGAATGGTTCAAAGGCTTTTTGAATATTTTCAATTTGTGATTTTCTTAGCTGGCTTTCAGCCTTCATAAATTCACGCCCCCAATCCAACATAACGCCGCTATTGCTTGAAGCGTTATCAAGTGATTGAAAAATTTTAGTAGCAATACGTTTTTCATCGTTAGTTAAAACGCCGCTTGATGGTTCATAGTAATCAAAGGCCAAATTCAACAAACCAAAAAAGCGTTTATGAAACTTATGGTTTCTTGATTCAGTAAATTTACCCTTTATCACGCGGCCTAATTTCCACCTGTTATAAATTTCTTTATCAGCTTCAGAAACCGGAACAAGGCCACTTGATGTTTTTATAAAATTAACTTCAGCCATTATTGAATAGCCAATAAATATTAATGAATATCAACATGCCAAAAAATAAACTAATAAAAATAACAAAAGATAATTTCTTATCACCTTGAAGGCGTTTAACCTCTTTTATTAGTCGCTCATTATCTGATTCAAGCCTTTCAGCCATTGAAACAAGTTCGTGCTTTGGCACATCAAGAAGAGTGCCGCAACATGATCTTTTTATTAAGTCAGAAACCTTTAATTTTGTTTTCATACCTCATTACCCCAAGCCGCCCAATTATCAAATTTATCTCTTGCAAACAATTCAATTTTTGAAACTTCACCATATAATTGATCAATGCTTGCTCTAAACGCATCCGGCTTTTTACTGTGTTCTTGTAGTCGGTGAATTTGAGTTTGACGAACTGAGCAATCAAGGCGTTTCAATCCCTTTCCTTTTTTTGCAATTAAACATATTTCAGCGTTTGATCTTGTATAACCGCCCATGCCCATATAAAGACTGTCAGACTTTTTATTTTGCTTAACCCAAGTAAAGCCACAAGTTTTGTATTTAAAGCCCCAAGATTCAATAACAGCTAACGC